AGAATTGCAGCGGCCTTAACCTGCTTCGTGTTCGCCATGGAGCGAGCAAGAGCGCGGGTGTAGCGAGCCGACAGACGGTCGTAGAGGTTGTCTTCCACAGCTTCTTCCGTGATGGCGAATGCGAGAGCAATCGTCTCATGGGTGTAGCGAGCCGTCCAAGCTTCACCAGCAGTGTCGTAGGAGACGGCAGCGCCTTCACCCTTGACCGGAGCCTGACCGAAACCCGAGAGCATGACTTCTTCTTCAAACGCACGATCCGAAGATTCGGTGTCGAAGATTTCAGAATGCTCGTTGTCGTAGCGGTCGTACTCAAGACCGAACAAGGCGTTAAGGCCTGGTTCCAGTTCTTTGAGGAGTTGGGAACGTGTAATAGCCATCTGTCATAGCCTCCGATCAGACGCCCGCACCCGTACCGTTCGCATTGTAACGGTAGAAGTGGTTGTTGATCATGACGATAGCCAGACGCCCCGCGACCGATACGTCATCGTTGGCTGGCGAGTTTTCGAAGCCAATGATGCGGAGGTTGAGGGAGTTCGTGGTGTTCGCCGTCGAAACCGCAAGTTCACCCGTGGAGATGCCGGTGTTCGCGTTGCCGCTGGTAGCGGTGGCGAAGTTAGCATTCGCGTGAACGAGCGTGTCAGCAGCAGCCGCATCGCAGTTGATGAGGAAGAGCTGATCCGGATGCGCGGCGATGAGAGCCGTTGCTTCCGTGCCCGACTTTACAGCAGCCGTACCCGGCCACTTATTGGCGTAGGTGGGGGTGCCGTTGAGGTCGATGTAGGTGCAGCCGAGGAACGCGCCCAGAAGAGGGACCGTACCACCGTTCGCATTGCCGACGATGTCGATAAGACCATTGGCGAGCGGAATGACCGGGGTGCCTTCATAGATGACGCTAGAAGTGCCCGCAGTCCCCGCCGTCTGGATCTTATACGTGCTAGCACCGTTGGTGTTAGCGCCTTCGCCGAGCATCTTATACGGGCGAAGCCCGAAAGCGGCATCGATATTTGCCATTGCTCAGATCCTTGTGACTTAATCGGAGGAACGATTTCCCCCGAAGGTGACTCTGCTTTGCCTCTCAGGTTTGCTGATCGGCATTGTGGGATTGCTCTCACGCATCAGGTCGTTGTCAACAGCAGCGAGCTGCTCATTGGTTTGACGACGATAATACGCGTTGCGTTGTTGTGCCAGTTCAAGAGGGATCCGGGCCAACACAAGGCCACCGACACCAATAACTCCGGCATGTTTGCCGTCTTGGATCGATGGGAGTTCCCAATCCGGATATTCCTCGGCGCGAACAAGCTCAAAGCCTTCGCGGAGACGTGCGGATAGATTCTTCCGGTCATCTTGCCCGTTGGCTTCCATACGGATCCAACGATGGGCAAAGCCCTCCGGTGCCGGAGGTGCGTCCAGAGAGGACGGGGGCTTCCACGCTTTGGGGCGGGAAGACTTGGCACGGCTGGTTTCAGCACGCGGGGTACGTTCCATGTTCGGCTCCTTCTTCAACGAGCGAGTTTCTGAAGTTGCCGCGCATAATCTTTTACACTAACTCCAAGCTTGCGGGCAATCTCAATTTGTGAACGGGTCAACTTGATCTGTTTTGGATTGCTATCAGACCTGGAGTTGGGGCGGGCAGAGGCCACAGCCGTTGGAGACTGACGCTCCGCTGGTGCGCTCTGCTTAAACTTATGGGGAAACTCTGAGCGGATACGACGATCCAGCTCCCCATAATAATCATCACCGGTTGGATCGTAGCCTTCTTCTTCCACAAGCTGGCTGTGGATGACAAAAGCTGTCGCCGTCATAGCCTTGTCGGCACCGAACCACTCGTTCTTCTCGGCCCAAGACTCGGCCTTTGGATCAGGACGGGCACGCTGAGGAGCCTGTTGAGGCATCTGCTGAGGGGCTTGTTGAGGAGCTGCCTGCTGTGCCACTCGGCTTTGCTTGGCAATGCGGACGCGCTCTTCCTCAATGGCCAGAGTCGAAAGCTGCTTCTGGGCTTCGATCTGGCTGTCAACGTCACCCGATTCAACGGCGGATTTAAGCTTGTCGGTAACAAGCTGATGCTGCGCCCGGATGCGGTTCTCATACTCGCCAACCAGCGTCTGATCGAGCTGCTGGGCTTTCTGCTTGAAGGCCTGACTTTCCGCCTGAAGGCCGCGGGCGTAATCAAGAGCGGCCTGCTCACGACGTTCCGCTTCGCGCATCTTAAAGGTTAGCTTGTCGATACGCTTCTTGACGGAGTCGCTGATGCCAGAAAGGTCGTCATCCTTTTTCTGGGATGACCTGTCATCGTCGGCAGACTCTTCCTTCTTGGCCTCTTCCCGAGAAGGTTTCTCAGGTTCTTTGGCCTCCGGCTCTTCAGTCTCCTCGATGACCTCGAAGTCTTCTTCGTCGTCCTTCTTGAGAACTTCAGTCTCGTTCATAGGATTACCTCTATAGCGCAGCTTAGACGTTCAGAACGTCTTTGGGATCTGCGATGGTTGCGATGATCTCGTCATCGTTAAGGATGCGGACTTCCCCACCCTCAATCTTAAAGCGGGCACCGGCATACCGGCCGAACAGCACCCAGTCACCCTTCTTGCACCACGGTCCGCCAGGGAACTTGTCCTTGTCGGTGTAGCAATCCGCGCCCATGTGCAGCACATAGCCGACCACGGTCGCCAGAGTCTGACGCTCCACGTACTCGTCGGGGAGGTAAACGTTGCCCTGAGTCTTGCCCTGACCGCGGAACGGCAGAACAAGCATGCGCCAGCCCGTCGGCTTCGGGAGCCGCTCGATGGCAGTCATGTCCATTTTGGTGGGGTCTAGGTAGAGTTCGTCCTGCTTAACGTAGGCTGACTCTACAGGGGAGACGCTCTCTGCGGCCGGCGCTTCAGGGGCCTTGGCTTTCACTTTCCGGGCTACATGCTCCGGCAGGATGAGTTCACTCATCGTCAATTTCACTCTGTTTTAGCAGAAGACGGATTTCAGATTCGATCTCGTTCCAAGCTTCAAGCTTGCCCCGAAGATGTCGAAAAGCGGCGAAGTCGTGGACGCTGCCTTCTGTTAAAGCTTCCACAACAACGCTACGCCGCTCGCGTATGATTTTGTACAATTTTTCTACAATGTAAAGATCATCCATAAATAAAAACCTCAGTCCTGACAGAAAGCTTCACGACGAGCATTGTGAACTTTCACCTGCTCGATAGTCTTGTCCGTGTCTTTCTGGCTCCATGTAATGTAGCCGAACACTGAACAGCTAGTCTCTATTGAACCTGTCTTTGTCGCGCAGCCGCTCAGGATCAGTAATAACGGCATCACCAGCAATAATCGCATTTTTAATCCTCTCTAGTTCGATTTCCATACGACGTGCTTCGGCCAAGGCCACGGCATCAGATCGGATCTTCCAATAAAGTCCGGTGCATAGGACCACAGCTATAGCACCGAGTGCTACATACCGGCCAATCGGGGACAGGAGAAAGGGGAGAATCACTCGCCCGTCTCCTCCAAACGCTGACGACGCCAGTACCAGATGGCACCGGCAGCCAGAACGATGGCAACCAAAAGTAGAAACGTAGGATCTTTTACTAGATCCAACACGCTAGTTAAGGAATCGCCCGTATCCTTTACTTGGCGGGACACTTCGCCCGCCGCAGACAAGGCCGCAGCACCGCCCGTAAAGATGGCGGCATTGCCTTCCTTAGACTTGGACATCGTCTTAGCAGGCTTCTGAGGATCCGGCTTGACGCGGGCCTCATCGACATCGATGTCCGACCTGTCGTTGACCGAGCGCCACATGGCGCATTCCGCACGACGACGGCGCACCAGACCGGGCAGCTCCCGACCACCGCCCTTGGTCCACTTCATCAGCTCCGCAGGAACCTCGCTGTACTTCCCAGCGTTGAGCTTCTTGAGCAGTGTGGACTTGGCCAACGCTCCTTCGCCCACGTTGAACGTGAACGATACCAGAGCGTCGAACTGGTTCTGAGAAAGCGGGACCGTAACAAGACGATCCACCGCGGACTCGTATTTAACGAGATCTCGAGCCAAGATCTCGTTCGCTTCCTGATAGGTGATCTTCATTTCAGGCACGACTTTAGGCGGACCGGCGGCGGAGGTATGCCCCACCCCAATCGTGAGTATCCCCGCGGGACACACATAGCTTTCTAAGCGTACGCCTTCGAACTGTTTGATCAGATCGATGCCGGCCTGAGATGTTTTCACCGTACAACGAAGCCTTTGTTACGGAGCATGGCACCCTGACCAAGAAACTTCTGACGGCCCTTCGGGGCGGCTTCCACCTTGACGGCGGTCTCTTGAGGAAGAGGCACGGACCCCTGACCAACGATGGTCTGGGACGTTTCAACGGCGGGCATGGACTTTTTCATTGCGAGGATCCTTCGGTTGAACCGGGTTTAGTAAAGAAGTTGGGGCTGTAAAAGGTGGCCGGTGTGGCCGCCGGATAGGGATTAGGGAACGGGTTGAATGCGGGAGCGGCCATAACGCCCGGCATTTCGCCTCTCGTCGGGAGAGAAGCGGGACCGAAAACAGGAACATTGATCGGTGTCGCAGCGAACGGGTCCGGACGAGTCACCTGCGGAGCGGTGGCTGCGGGTTCTTCCAAAGGAGCGAATCCTTGTGGGATAACCCCTGTCGGCATGGGAGCAGGGGCAAACGCGCCACGTTGTACCGCGGCGTTTTGCGAAGCCCGCAGGCTCTCTACTTGAGCCTTGTAGCGATCTTCGGCCGCCTTAGTGGCAGCCAGATTACGGGCGTCCTGCGCAGCCTTCGCTTCTTCAGAGCGGCGAATCTCCGAGGCAACCTGATACTGACTCTTTTTGTTAGAACTCAGATCGCTAATGTAGCCCGCGGATTCACCGGCTTGAGGTGTTCTACCAAGGTACTTCGAGTACATGTCAAAGACGTACCCCTCGGGGGATGCGCTAAACAAACCTGGGAGTTGACCCACAGAGGCTTGACCAGATTGAAGCTGTGAGGTCCAGCTTTCAAGACCCGTGGCTTCTGGGTCGCGGCCTAGTTCTTTTTGATACGCCTCCTTAACCACGTCCCCGTATTTTTGCAAACCAATGTTTTTGTACTCGCCGCTTTGGCGAATTGCTTTTAGCAAGCCCGCTTCATCCAATGCCCCGGACATAAGCTCTCGCTGCCAAGATTCGGGACCTGTGTCGCCTTCAACAAAACCGCGCCCCAATTCACTTTGATAGAGCCGGCGAACGATTTCGTTCGCTGTCGCAGCATCCATGACTTGAGGGGATGCGGGCGCAGGTGCGGGTCCGGGTGCAGTTGCCATTTGCGGCGCAGGAGAAAACACAGGAGTGTCGCCCACCGCGACCGGATAGTCCAACGGTTCATAAGCCATGGATTGGCGTCCTTACTTCTCTCGTCTTCGGCTCAGCCACGATATCCCATGCTCCTAAGATAGTCATCATAGAAGGTCGGGACAGCGGCGATGACACCGGCAGACGACGGTGTTGAGGGGGTCTTGCTGATAAAGTTGGACAGATCGTACTTGATCGCGGGGGCCGTCGTGGGCTTCGGCGCAGGAGCAATCTCCGCGGTCTGTATCGGCTCAGGCATAGTTGGGGCTGGATACCCTTCGTATCCTCCGTACCCGCCATATCCTTCAGCGACACCCGCATTTGACGGAGCGGAGCCGAAGCTGGGGCCAGAGCCACCCATCATACCCATTAAACCGCCACCGGTTTGGAGACCTTGGCCGGAGAAAACACTGGCCATCTGCCCTGGGATAGCCGTTCCTGTCAGACCCAGAAGCCCCATGTTGGCCAAGCCCAAGTGTGGCGAGACTGCTGCAAGGCCCAAGTTCAACGCCGTTGACACGACCGGGTTAGAAACAACGCTGGCAATCCCCGAAGGAGTTGTTGGGGACGGGCCAATTGAAACGGACTCTTGCCCGTTCATGTTGGTGACCGAAACCTGCGCTCCGGTGAGAGGATCTGTGAAGCTGTCCGTAGAGAACGAACTAGCAGAACGACCCGGAAGACCTGCCGCAACCGCGGCAATAGAAGACCCGGTACTGATTGCTTGAGCCGGGGCTTGAGAAGGAGCCGGAGAAGGAGCCGGAGCGGGAGCCGCTGAAGGGGCGGGGGCTGGAGCTGGAGCAGCAGACGGGGCCGGCGTTGCGGAGGGAACCGACGCGACTGACGGAGCAACAACTCCGGGAGAGCCGACGTAAGGACTTCCAAAAGACCTCTGAGCCATGACCGCAGCTTCTTGGGCTGCAAGATGAGCTGCTTGTTCTGTGCGGGCTTCTGCACGAGATCCGGGGACACCTGTTGCCCCAAGCATGCCTGTATCGACGCTTGCCCCGCTGTATGGAGCGCCCATAGAAATCCCGGCTGGGCCTACGCCAAAGCCCATGCCCATGGATGGCGAAGAATACCCCTGCGGGTTGCTGCTTGTAGGTGCGCCCCCAAACGGCATCGAGGAAGGATCGTCTGTGCTAAACCCGGTTTCTGTCGCTGCGAAACCAGCAACGCCCGTGTTTCCAAGTGCGGAGCCAATACCGCTGAGACCACCGGAAATGTTTCCGGCGCCCATGCCCAAACCGGAAACACCGTCTACGCTGGTTCCAGTTCCCGTGATTCCACCGGGGCCAAAGGCACCCATGGAAACGTCGGCAAGTCCCATAGTAGAGGTTGCTGTGGAAACGTCGGTAGACGGACTCACACCTTGTGAGGCCATCATACTGGGGGAAGTGTCGGTACTAACCCCAACCGGGCCGGAAAGACCAAAGGCCCCCTGCTGAGAAGGACCCACTGCCTCCGTAACGCCGGAAGCTACCGAAGCAAGGGAAGATCCAGAGAAGACGCCGCCAAGACCTAGAGCTGCAAGAGAGCCTGATATTTCTTGGGCGTTCGGTGACGCTATATCTGCGTCCCCCGCGAAAGCACTGATAGAAGGACCCGCAAGCATGCCGGCAACTGCGGAAGCGATACCGGGATTACCCGTCGCTTCTGCGTTGGCCATTGCGGCCTCTGGGCTACCAGAAGTATTGGCGATGTTAGCCGCAGCTTCAGCAAGGGATCCTGGGCCTATGCCCGGAGTAGCATTCGGACCGCTGCCAATGGCAGCGACACCGGGATCACCTGCATCGCCGGGATCGTCGCCGCCGTCACCGTCGCCCTCACCACCGGGGCCATCCGCTCCAGGGCCGTCGCCACTTGGACCACCGCCGGGACCGCCACTTGGGCCATCCCCGCCTTGCCCGTCACGAGGGACGTTTACAAGAAGCAGATGCTCCCACGGCATCAACATCAGACACCTGCCCTCTGGAGAGACACGTTAGCGCGAAGCTGAGCGATGTCTTCGTTGGACTGGATGCGTTCGCGATCAAGCGAGTCCTTAGCCTGCAACTTCATCCGGTCGAACTCGATCTTTTGCTTTTCGGCCTCGGCCTTCTGAGCCAATTGCTGAGCCTTCAGATCGAGATTCTTTTGCTGCAACTCGATCAGCGGATCCTGTTGCTGCGGAGGCGGCGGATTAAGCTGCTCCATGACCTTCGCCTGCAACTGTGTTTCAAGCTGCGCAACGACGTTGTTCATTCTCGCTGGATCCGGCGGAGGCGGCGGCATCATTACCGGGCGACCGAACTGATCAATTGCACGAACGGGTTGCTGCATCTGCTGCATGGCTTGCTGCTGAGCCAGCAGGGAGACGTGTTCGAAGATATGCGACAGCAACACGCCCTGCACTTGCGGAGAAGCTTGGATAAGCGGGAGCTGGTAGAACTGAATATGCGCTTGAATATGCGCGGCATGATCTTGTTCCGGGAAGGCCTGTAGCGGGGCGCCTCCGTTAGGAATAACAAGCGAGCGAGCATTTTCTTGTGCTGGTCCCTGTGCCTGCGGTTTCGGAGGCGGAGGAAGAAGGATGTCGATATCCTGCACGTTCAATGCGGCATACATACGACGATATGCTTCGTACAGGTTGTGCATCTGCGGCGCGGCTTGAGCGAGACGGAGCTGCTCTTGCGCCAGCGAAATGCGCTGCGTCATCGAGAAGATGTTCGGGTCAGACACCGGAACGATGTCAACGCGATCATCAAAGTCCGCAGCCTTAATCGAACGCTCAGCGTTCGGCACTTCAAACGGATATTCGGGCGGCAGTGATTCTGCAAAAACGCGTGCGAGCAGTTTTAGTTCCTGCATCTGCGCGTTGTGCATGCGCTTGTGAACGGCGGACATAACCCGCGATCCACGTTCGAGCAGCGCAATCGTGGTGCCGACCGGAAGTTCTTGGTTGGAATCGCCCATGCCAAGATCGGTTGTGCCGACGAACTTTTCCGCTGCTTGAATACAGAAGCCCAGAAGCTGGAAGAGCGTGGCACTCGGTTCTTTGTACGGTAGCGGCAACAGGTTTTCGCGCAGCGAACCACCGGGCGCATCGACATCGCGCCACTCACCGGGTTGCAGGGGCGCATCTTGATCCTGCACGCGCAGGCCCTTGGCCTTGAAGCCTGCCGGCAAGTTCGACAGCGTACCCGCATCGATCAACTGACGCAGAATAGAAGTGGACGAACGCGACAGGTTGCCGAGCAAGTGAACAAGGCCGAAGCCATAGAAGCCCATGCCCGGAAGAAACTTGTAGTGAACGAAGTATTGGCGCTTCTTGCGGAGCGGATCGTTCATCAAGTAGTTGCGACGGATCGACAGAATCTCGCCGCTGCTCTTTTCAATCGTCACGATGTACGGGAGCTTGATGCCCGTCTCTTCGCCATCCGCTTTCAAGTCTTCAAAGCCGGGAAGATCCAGATTGCAGTGGCATTCGTAGAGTGTGTACTCCTCCGACTCGCCCGCCGGCTCCATGCCGGTGATCTTGTCCACCTTTTCGGTGATCTCGTCGGTCTCAGTCTCGCCAGGTTCGCCCAGATCGATGTCGCGATAGACGCCAGCCACCATCTGCTTGCGCAATTCGTTGGCGCTGATGCGGATGACATGCGTCACACGCTCCGCAGTGAGCAAATCACGCGCTGAATAGGGGACGATCAGGTCCTTTGGGAGGACATACGGGCTGGTTGCACGCCCCAAGAAGCCGTCATAGTAGACTTTCTTGAAGGCCGAGCCGCCGTAACCCACAAAATAGAGCATTTGGTCGAAATCAGCGTCATATTCTTCCATGACGTGGGTGATTTCGTAGTTCATGTACTGCCGAACGCGATCAGCTTGCGCTTCTTTGTCCGGGGTATTCGCTCCAAGGACCTGTGTACGCACCGGACCACCGGGCGGAAGCAGCTCTTTGTAGGCCTGTGCTTGGAATTGCACGACGGCCTCGTTCAAAATGGGGTGCGTGACGCCGGTTGCGCCTTCGAAAGGCTCCGTCCGCTCCTCATAATTGAGGCCAAGGAGCGTCATGCCCTTCTCGTAGATGTCTTTCCACTCTTGACGGCTCGAATCATCGTCCTCGATGAGGCCTGTCAGCTCCGTGGAGATCAGAGAAAGCTTGTTGTCGTCGATGTACTCGGCCAAATTGCCACCAAACGGGGCGTCTTCCGGCCGCATCTTGTCGTCATCGTCGTCGAAAGTGATGGTGACCCCACCATCCTCATCGTCTTCGATGGTGAAATTGTCCTCTTCCATGTCGGGCATTTCACCTTCAAGGGCGTCTTCCTGCATATCCATGGGCGATTCGGGCATCGCGTCCATTAATTGCGGGTAGACGGCCTTATCGACGTTATTAAAGGGGTCCGTTGCCATCAGTAATACACCCTGCGACCGACATAGCCGGTCTGTTCTATCACATAATCTTCAGGATGGGTAATGAACCCGCCCTGGCGGAAGCGCATCAAAGCCTGCGAGCAGGCGTCACAATGGTCATCGTGAGCCCCGAAGGGAAAGGCAGCTATCTCTTCGATAACTTCTTCCGCCCAAGAGGTATCAGGATACCACACCAGCCCCGCCTCAAACAGCGGGGCGATGGAATTGAGTCGGCTGAACTTGTCATTACCACGCGACGGCGTGTAGTTCACGACCGGAATACCCATGTTCCGCAGTTCTTGGGTGAGCGGCAGACCCGCCGCCTTGCTTTCGACCAAGACTGTCTCGGGTTCCCAGTATTCGTATTCCGAGAAGGCGACACGCTTGAGATCCGGAAACTCCCACCGGCCCTTCTTGGCGTCCAATAGGATGACGTTCGCCGGTCCGTCCTCCTTCGGATAGAAGACGCCCCACGTTTGGATCGCGCTAAAGTCGGCCGTCCTCGTTTTCAAGAACGCCGTGTCGTAGGATTGCATGACGTAGTGCAGACGCGGGATCTCCTCCTTGGTCCACACCTGCCACCACTCGCGCTTGATGATCGACGCCGCGTCGGAGGTGGGCTGCTGCATGTACTGCGCTTGCCACTTCGACAGGCTGATCGACGCCTTGATTTTCTCCAGCTCGTCCAGCTTCCAATACTCAGGCCAGAGCGGTTCGCCACTGTCCAAGATGGCCGGAAACTCGACCACCTCCCACTGATCCGCCTTCGGATCCATGGCCTGCTGCTTCAACAGACGCGCCGTCAAATCCAACTCACCCCATCGCGTCATCACGACGATGATCGCGCCGCCCGGTT